GGTTCAAACCACCAGGATACAACCCCTCAAGCTCGAAAAGCCCTATGATGACCCACCTTGCATCGAGACCCTCCATGGTGAGATTGCTGAGGAAGCAGAACTAGCAGCCTTATATGAAGACATGTTCGTTGACGAGGAATGTCAGGACGATCCTTATTATGATCCTGACTACCTCGAACAAACTTATGTTGATGCAATTGGCTACAGGTTCGAACACGTTAAGTGGGGTAACAGTGAAAAATACTTTTACTGGCCACCCAAGGCAAAGGGTGGTAAAAAGCTTAAGCCAACAAAGCCTTTAAGTGAAGAAGCGGCTCGTTTTAAGAACGGGAAAACTTTCTTCACAACTAAGTCCAAGCATCTCTTCTATTGGAGTGGGGCTACAGAAGTTCCTGTTCCTGAGAAGTTCGTAGATGCCTTTGAGGCTGCCTACTACGAAGGAAAGCCTACATTCTCTCGTTACTTTGATGATGACGACTTGGCTCCTGATGAGTTTTACGGTATGACCGATGCTGAAGTGGAATTCGCTCTACTTATGCAAGACGTGCCTATTAAGCAGACTCTCAGTCTTAAGCCACCAGCTTGTAGGGAGGTGTTTACTCCTAAAGATGCTGAGACCAAGGAGCAGTTCAAGGCCTTGGCAACCAAGACTTCAGTTAAAAAGACTGAGTCTGGGAAAGTCAAGCCTGATGCCCCTAAGCCAAAAGCCAAGAAGAATGTCAAGTCGGCAAGCACAGATGACAAAGCTAAGTCTGTAGAGGACTCAAAAGCCTCTACCGGCATAGTCGGTGTCTCTAAAGGCTCAAAGGCAGCCTGCCCTTGGAATCCTGAGAAGGCGGTAAAGTCACTTGAAAAGCGCGCTTCAGATATACCTTTAACGGCACCCGATCTGCGGTTATTGGATGAAGAGGCCAAGGCCACAGTCACTTTACCGGTGCCAAAGAAATCAGAGCTGAAGTCTACTGATGCTCCCAAAAAGAAACGTACCCGTAAGGGGAAGAAACAGGGTGTTACTGAGAAGCCCAGTACACATAAGAGTGAACCGGTTGAAATCCCAGTTTTAAAACCTGAGGTTTCAGAACCTGAGATCAAGGCTTCATCAGATGTGGTGACACTTCAACCTCCACACCCCAGCTCTACTGGCTCTGTCCAAGAGTCGGACCTAGTTGAGAAGAAAAAGTTGAAGAATAAAAATCGTGCAGAGAGAAGGAAAGCAAAAAGGCTCGCTAGTCTCCAAGCACGTAATGAAGCCAAAGAAGAGAAGGACTCAAAGCCTGAAGAGGAGAAAGTCCCTCTCATTTCTGAGGCCGCTACAACAGCCCTAAGAAAATATAAGGAGCTTGCTGCTGCATGCCGGTCAGCAACAGTCGAAGTCAATGAAGGGAAAGAAACTCCTCTTTTTGACGTTGATGCCTACATTGAAGCTAATCAAGCGACTGGGGGACGTATTATGGGTATGGGTGACCTTACCTGGAACGTCCTTCCACCCTTGGATGATATATCAGATCATTCGGTCGTAGAGGAGGGTGATGTCTACGACGATGAACCTGATTACCTGGGTTACGAGTATGCCATGGAGGTTTATTACTCAGAACTCGAGGCCCAGGGTGTATTTAGTGTTCAACAACCTGAACAACCCAAGCCTGTGATCCGAGCAGAGACCCCCCGTGTGTCCATGCGAGACCCACTAATACCTATCGACGAACTTTTAGAATCATTAAACGATTCCAATTTCAGTGACGTTACTGGTTTCGTTTATGGTCTTCAGGTTGAAGCCAACGGTCTAACCTTTACATCGACGGCTAAGGTGTATCACTACCCTGACCCGTCGATGGATGAGGTAATTATAGACCTTAAAGGATTGTTCTTCGTGAACACTTTGAATCCTAAGGCTGGAAGGGCTACTTCACCTCAGTACGGTGACTCTTTTTCTGTCCCTGACAAGGTAAAAGAGGCTCCAATGCTGAAAATGGAAAGAGGTAAGGAGTATGTGTATTTTGACTTGGAGTTTACTGATCTTGCAGATCGCCCTCGTCAATACACTCAGATTACCTTGATTACATTTACTACTGAAGGGATCCAAGCCATCCGTAGTACCTACATACAGCAGGTGTACGCTCAAGGCGCGGCTCGCCAACTCGACTCGATGTTGCAAGAGCCTAAAAATGGTGTGACATTAGGTGATATTTATCCCTTATACCTCCACCGTAAGAACGGAGAGATCACTTCGTATGGTACACCCATAAACCAAATCGCTTTGTTGCTCCAGTCCTACAGAGGCTCAACCTTTGTAGTTTGGGACGACACGGCTGAGCGTCGCTTCTTGCGAGAACATGTGCCTTCCCTTAAGTTCGACATGATCGACATCCAGCCCCTTCAGCATTCCACTTTTGCTGGTTGCTCTAGGATGGGTTTTGATACACTTGTCCAAAACAAATTTAAGGGACAACACTGGACCCACGGTGTTGAAATCGGCTACGATGGCGACACTGAAGCTTGGCTGGCTATCAAGCTTTGGGCTCAATACTCCGGCGTACAGTGTAAGTGGTTGGTTGAGTTAATACCTCACCCGGCGACTGACATTGATCGTGTCGCTGTGTTGCCCTATAAGCCACATCTGTCTAGGGACTACATAACAGTCACTCCCGGTGGTTGGTTGTCTCTACCCCTGCACTGGGATCAGTGTGCGAGGCTCGGGGTTGTTTTAGCAATAGAGCCAATAGACCAGATTCCTGAAATCTACCAATGCCTCAGGCAAATGCCAATGCGCTATGAGGATGAAGAAGCTTATCAGGACGTTAAGACCTCAGTGGCCTACTTAGCTACAGCTTACTGGGAGAAAATGTTGCGCAAGCAAACTACTTTTCCTGAAGTTAATGTCTTTGCTAAAAAGGCTCTGGACAACCAAATCACCCCCGATGATTTGGCTTTTCTCAAAAAAATGGGCGTCGAATACAAAGTCGTCAGCTTGTCTAACGGGAATGGTCATTTCTTCTGGAAGGCAAATGCGCGCTGCTTCGGTTCGAAAACTGAAAAAGCTATGGCTGTTGCACCAACTCAGTGGTGTGTAATTGAGTCTTCGACTCAATGGAACCCTGAGGCCTTTAAAAAGGCTATTATAGATAATAGGCTCGTACACGTTGGCTTTAATGAGTATGGCAATATGGTTGGTTTGGAAGAAGTTTCTATGCTTCTTCGAACCCCGGCTACCGCCAGGCTCATAAAGAAGTCTGTATCTGTACTAATCTATACAGGCCGTATGGTGCTTACTTACCCTCACGCAAAAACTAGAGGTTGGGTTTTTATTCAGCTCCATGCTGGACATTACTCTCCTCTAGCTGGATTGCCAAAGAAAGTCCGTGACTTCGCTGAGCGCGTTTCTGTAGCAACGGTGTACTGGGGTGAATACGTGTATACCTATGCAGATTACGTGCAAAAGCATGGCAATTCTCCAACTATCGATGACGTCGACCAGGCTCAACCTGATGACTCACCTAAGCCAAAAGGTGATGTGGGTTCACCTTCAAGACAAAACCCGCAACCAGATCCAATCTTAGTACCCTTGGTAAACCCTGAGGAGGAAAAGAGGGAAAAATTATTGTCCCATTACGACAGGCTGACCGTAAAGGACTCCAAAGTGGTTATTAAATCACTATCGTCGGCCTTGGACTCAGATAAAACAGCGTTGCTCATAGAGCGCCTGAGAGTCCCCTTTGCAAACCAGCAGACAGTTCTCGACAAATTAGTCCCCACGGATACTATTGTTTTACAACATGGTCTCCTGCGGCGAACAGTCGATATAGTGTTTATGCTGGCTCTTCAACAGGTCTTGGTGTCTGAACAACCCGAGGTCACCTTGGTTGCACCAAACGTCCTTAAAGAGTATGCTATGATAGCTGACGTGTGCAAGAGAATTAATTTCTCTTGCCCGAAGCTGTCTGTGCGCGACAAGGGTGAGAGGGGATATGAACATATCTCTACTTACTCTAATGTCGGTTCTCTCATGACGGACAAATGGGAAGACTTACCAACGCAGGAGGGTGTTCTCTACTTGTCTCAGGATACGGCCTATTATGCCCAAACCTGGCAGTTTAAGAGACTCCTAAAAGCACAATCTCGCGTTGTGGTGGGGTTCTCTATATACGCCACAGACACCCTGGATACTCCTATAACATACGACGCTGACGAAGGACATTTTATTGTCTTTAAAGTTGGCCAAAATTTCTGGGTTCGTAATCAGCCTTCTCATAACGAGAAGGCCTACGAGCACCAGCTCCCGGATTTTATGCTTCAAGGTAGGGTACCAAATGACTTTGTGTCTGATGGTGTCTACTTTAAGCTGATTAAGTCCGCTCCCTTAAACACTACTTACGCCGCTTGGTATGGTGTTTTTGAATTATTACTGACAACACAGCCTGATACTCGTTACCTAGCTGTTGAGACGGAAATATATTTAAACGCCTACAAAGTGGCCTTTGCAACCTTCATGGAAGACACCAAGTTCAGCCAGGATGGTTCCAGGCTTACAGCTCACCGAACGTGTGTGTACCGTCTGTTTGGTAGTAAAATACCGAGCGTTGATGAGGAAAACACCATTAGGAACGCTGTAGACCGTGCTTACGAGATGGCTTTCATTTATCGCACTGAGGAAGTAAGATCAGCTATCCATAACAGGAAGCTGTCCTTTGCTCGGCGCTTTAGTGATAGCTCTTTTGTAACCCACTGGGCCTTCAATGTCGCAATAGAAGAGTTAGCATTCCGCAATATCAGATTCAAATATACGTTTGAGTTTGACTCGTGGTTTGCTAGTCACCTTGTGATGCACTTGGACGCCACTCCAGCAGAAGGGTATCTCGCCCAAGCCAAAGCTCTCTGGTTCCAGCTAAAGAACCTACTTTCGTGTGGCCGTGGTGATTTTGGTGCCTACTTGTTGTCTAATGCTGTTCTCTCTGGCTTCAGAGATGTTTGGCATTTCAACACGTGGCACCCTGTTTACTTACCCACTAACATTAGGTATCTTACGCGTGGCGACGTTCCTGAATTTTTACTGGAACGCGAGGTGGTCATCGAATCTTCTCGGAACATTCCGACTGGCTACTTTGCCAATGTCAAAAGAGTTTTGCGCAAGTGGATGTCTCAGCATCCTGGTTACGTGTGGACAAACAAGCACAGGGCCATAATTAATGTACCTAGTACAATGATTTATGACCTTCACAGTGCACCCGTTCACTGTTCATGGAAAGAACCAGTTGCAATCAGTTTGGCAAATTATATTCGCCATTCTGAAAATGCTACGGAGAGTATCCCAACACCAATTTACCCTGAGGACTCTCCGTTTCATATAACCTATCAACGACTCAGGGCCTTTTCAGACAGTATAAGGGTGTATGGTCTGGGCAACATCAAGCCTTTGGTTGAGCCACCCCTACCTGACCCCTTTATCAAGCTGAACAAAAAGTCTAAATTGAAGTTCTACCTCAGAGATTCCATGCAGACGACTCAAGCGGAGTTTGTGCAGCAATTGAATATGGACAGACCTCCCGAGGAGTGTATTTATGAGCACCCGGCAGACCTATGGCCTAGCAAGGGCGTTACATTTAAGAAAACGTTCCCCGGCACAGTCCAAGCTCTGCTTCATCGACAATTGTCTGCACAGCTCCGACCAGACCCTGAAACGCTTCAGGAATTCTCTGACTTCTTGGACGTTTGGTTTGAAATGTTGGAATTCCCAGCTTTAGTCCACTATTGCACACCTGAAGAGCATTTACAAAATGTAGAATCAGGTAAAAAGCAATTATATTGGAACGGTTGGCTGAAGTTACGTGACCGCTGGTCACTTTTGCTTCAAATGCTAAACTTTGAGCCTATGATGAAAGCTGGTGAAACCAATTATGACAACCCCCGTCCTCGAATGATTATGAACCCTGATGACTACACCTTGCTTTTGTTGACTGCAGTGAATGCGGATCTGATTCGTATACTTAAGCAGACAGTAATTGCAGGCCATCCTCTTGGCTTCATACATGGTTTAGCTCCTCACAAACTATGCAGTGTTTTCCGAAACTTGATGAGGGGACTAACTATGCTGGCTTCAGATGGCTCCCAGCATGACTCTCACCAGCATAAGCAGTTGATGGATTTGGTTGACTCTAGGTTTTTGAAGATTTTCTTACCGAAATCTCTAATAGCTAAGGGGATACCAGTTCATTTAATTGACCCATTCATCCAGGTTCTGACCTCGAACACTTTCAAGATTACTCTGCGATATCCAAAAATTGGTGTGGTAGCTATAAAGGGTACATTGAAGGGTACTGTGTTCTCTGGGCATACCTTGGCAACGACCTTAGGTAACACCCTCAGAGTACTGGCCTACATGTACTTCATAGCCTATCGTGCGGGTATTCCTTTGGCTGAGATTCAGCCTTTTGTATCTGGTGACGATTCAGTGGTTGGTGTTCCAGCACACCGCGTCCCAGCTTTTGAGCGCTCTATGTATGAGGTTTACGCGACTAGGGATTTCGACGGGACTTATGGTTTAGGCCAGGTCCTGAAAGCCTCCTCATATATTAAATCCTCCTATATGACGCTGTTCTTGTCGAAGTTTATCTTCATTGACCCAGCAAATGGCAAGGTTAGTTCATTCCGACTACCTCAGCGTTTTGTTTACACGGGTCATGCGACGTCGGCTGTTAAGGAGGTAACGAGTAACTCTTTGATGGACTCTGAGGAACACGCCACGGCTGTCTATCAGTGCATGGTGTCTGGTTCGATTCCTACCGTTTACAAGTCCGTAGCGGACTATGTTATGCAGGATCGCCGTCTTGCACCTACTCAGGCTTACTTGACTTCAATTAGAAGAAAGTACATTAAGTACGCCAATAGGGAAGCTATCTTTGAGTATAAGCAAGCCTATGGTGGTGATTTGGTCCAATTTTCCAGGCAGTTCAAAATGCTTGAGGACGTTCACTACTGGAGGAACAGAGTCGTCTACTCTGATATTATAATAGACGATGGGCCCCTTAGAGCCTGTGAAGCAATCTAATTAGTTAGGGAAAAAAAAAAAAAAAAC